TTTGATTCCTCTCTCCGTAAGGAGCTAATTACAGAGAAGATGTCCTTTTGCAGCAGTAAAGCTGCGGGTGTTCACTAACAGATGGAGGTACTCATGGGCGCCAAAACTCGGAAACGATATTATCGCTGGATCTACAGTCAAATTTACAGTATGCCAAATGCTATAAGTTCTACTTATAAAAATTTGGGTCCTGTTATTTTTAACCGTACCCTCGATTATATCCGTACCGGTGATGACCGCCCTAAGTATCAACAACTGATTAGTGAAGGTAAGGGTGCGACTAATCCCTATGACGCGACGTTTACTGATATCTGGGTTCACCCAGGTAACGTAACCGTTCGCGGCAAATATTTCGGTTCTGTCCCTATAGGGACTCGACCGAATGGGAATTTGATCGTATCGAACGAAACTGTTGGGGGAACTTCTTTTGCTTTCCCTGACAATACGTTCGATAACAACCTTATTCTTGACGCCCAGAACGCAGCATCGATAGCGGTTCGCAAGCGCATCATTAAAGAACAAGAAGCCTTTTCAGGCCTTGTCTTTCTTGGTGAGTTGCGCGAGTCGATAAAGATGTTACGGAATCCGGCGGCTGCCGCCCGAGAATATACTGGCCTCTTCCTAAACGATATGCAGCGACAACGTCGCCAGCAATCGAAGAAGAAGTTCAGTAAGACTCTAGCTGATTCTTGGCTAGAGTATTCTTTCGGGATGGCACCGCTGATGTCTGATATTAGTGACATTGCTTCTGCTGCAAACCGCCAATTCGAAGAGTCGATTGTTCGACTCGTCGGTCGCGGCCATGCGCAGAAAGCACTTGTCACAACGTCTCAGCAGGCTTGTAGTGGACTAAACGTCTACACAATGACTACTAAGCGTGAGCGTATGAGAATCGCTCACACCTATATTGTTGGGTATCGACGTCGACCGACCGTTGGTCGTGGCTCTTTAGCTCGGATTGTTGAACACGGAGGTTTTAATCTCCGCAACATCATTCCTACAGCTTGGGAGCTGCTTCCGTGGTCGTTCTTCATCGATTACTTCTCCAATATTGGTGATGTAATATCAGCAAGCCTTGTATCGTTGGAAGATGTGGTCTGGGTTTCAGGCACCTCGTATAGAGAAGCTGATAACTTCTATATGTCGGGGAAAGCCTGGCCTGAACCTAATGCTACCTATGATATCTTAGGCTATATTCCGTTGCGTGCTAAAACAAAGCGCGTACGTATCGTGAGGACAGCCGCCCCATTGTCAATTCCGACAGTGAGGTTTGAGCTTCCTGGCACGCGATCTAAGTTTCTTAATATCGCTGCCCTAGCACGAATGCGCTTTTCTTAACCACCTAAAGGAGCAACAAATATGGCTATTGCCATTCCTGCCGCCATCACTGGCGGTGCACAAACGGGTTTAACTTCACCTGTTTATAACACCACGGTGGATACTCCACCTGACGTGAATAGTAAGCAGAGTGCTGTTACTTCCCTCTCTGGTACTCAAACCGGGGTTGATGTTCACGCGGTTAGTAAGCCTTTTACGGTTACGGTCACTCGTCCTAAGGTCATGCAGGTGTTGGGGAAACCCAATCCTACCACTGGCCTTATTTCGAATGTTCCGAATAACACGTATAAGGTTCTGACTCGCAAGGGTGTCTTACCTCTTGCAGGCCAGCCTAACGCGGTAATGTTGATCCGGACTGAGATTTCGATCCCAGCCGGAGCCGACACTGCTGATGCCGCAAATATCCGAGCTGCGCTTTCAGCGCATATCGGTACTTTGTGGGCACAGTCTGCCGGCGTAGGGGATACCACAGTTAGCGGTATCCTTTAACTCAACATTCCACGAAAGGACTAACTTATGGACTTTAACCCTGAGTTGGCTTATGACCTTCTCGACAAATCCTTACCAGAAACAGAACGCTTCTTCACGTCCGACATGTCGGTACGTGATGCAGCTATAATGTCTCTGAGGGAGTCATTTCTAAAGAAATGGCTCCCGAAGGATATGTCGGGCCTCGAGGACATTGCGATATCGTCTTTCATTGAAAGCAATATGCGATGTCGTAAGCTTGCGGATTTCCCGCAAGATACGTACTATTATTCTATCCTTTGCACAGCGCGAGCGCTGATGCATGAGTATATTAATAGTAATCCTCTCCAGACCAGCATACTCAATCTTACAGATATTCTGCAAGAAGGAATTGCTGGGCCTGGTGCTAGTGTGGGTACACGGCACACTGACTTCTTTAACAAGATGTTCAATGGACCGCTATCGACAACTAGTAAAGGCCTTCACGTTCATTACGTGAACAACTTGTCTGACCGGTGGATACGAGCTGAGTTATCTCGGTTCGCCCGTTTCGGTCTCGCAGTTGTTGAAGGTTCCAAGCTTAGTACTGTCCCTAAAAGCAGTAAAACCAACAGAACGATTTGTACCGAACCCTCGCTGAATATGTTCTATCAGCTTGGGGCAGGCAAGTGTATCGAGAAGGTGCTAAGGACTTATCATAACATCGATTTGTCCTTGCAACCTGATCGAAATCGCGAGTATGCGCGTTTGGGTTCGATTGATGGTAGCTATGCTACTATCGACTTATCCAACGCCTCGGATACAATATCGACTAAGCTTGTCAAGTTCTTATTGCCAGCCGAAGCGTATGGAACATTAGATCTTATTAGATCTAAACGTACCATATACCAAGGCATGGTGATTGAACTCGACCTATTTTCGTCTATGGGGAATGGGTTTACCTTTCCCCTTCAGACGTTAATATTTGCTACGTTGGTACGAGCCGTCTATCTTCATATGGGTTTACCCATGTGGGAGACAGATAAACCTACATACTCTGTATTCGGTGACGATATCATTTGCAGAAGAACCGCTTATGATACTGTCATATCCGTTTTGGAATATGCTGGTTTTAAGGTTAATAGGTTAAAATCTTTTAACACTGGCTCGTTTCGAGAGTCTTGTGGCTCCGACTTCTTCAAGGGACGCGACGTTCGTGGCGTTTACCTTAGAGAGGTCAAGAATGAGGCACAAGTCTACTCCGCTTTTAATCGTCTGGTTCGGTGGTCTGTTAAGCACTCTATTGATATTAATCCTGTCTTATGCTATCTTAAAGGACTGGCTCGTTTTCGACCAGTACCTTTCGATGCAGGAGACGAGGAAGGTATCAAGTGCCCAACAGCACTCCTCCGCGGACTCAAGAGAGATCACAACGGCGCCTGGATTTATAGGGCGCTTGTTAGATCTACTCGAGCCCGCAGAGTAGACGATAAGGATGAAACCTTGGATGGCGCGATAATTTGCGCTATTGGAGGCTACATCCGGGACAGGAGGGTCTGCGTCCGTTCAAACGGCACAGAGCCCTTCAAAGTGGTTAGGCGTAAGACCCCTTCATGGGATTTTATACCTGACCCTGCACGTCAGAGTACCCAGGATGCGTATATAAAATATCCACATCCTGAGTTGACGTTGCAAGGTTACTACATGGCACTAGCAACGCTAGTGTAGTGTGGTAGCCGGCTTATCCAAAAGATAAGCTGGGGCTTGCCCCAC